TTTGTTAGGCAGCTTGGTTATTTAAAAATACCAAAATCAAATAGTAAATCTAAAGGATCAAGATGCATGTCATTTAACATAGAAGATTTAATTAAATATTTTGATCTTAAGAGAAACGAGGAGCAAGAATTAATTTTAGAAGAGAAGTATATTCAAGAACCTGAGCCATTAGAAAGAATTGAAAAAATTATATTACCAAGGCATAAGATTGAAAAGAAAGTATATAAAGAAATTATAGAACCTGAAATTGATGATGAGCCTTGCAGATTATCATTTGATTCATTTTTAGAACAATTACTTAATTAATTTAAATTAAATAAAAAATATATGTATTAATATACATTATATTTTTTTTTACAATGGAGATTGAATTAATTGAAAAATATAACAAGCTTGTTTTACAAAGAAAAATGGCAGTCGTCAAATGGCAGCAAAAAAATAAAGATAAGGTAGCGGAATATAAAAAGCGATATAATGAAACACATAAAGACCGTACAAAAATATCATCGGCAAAATATAATTTTAAACATTCGAATGAATATAAAGAATATCAAAAATTATATAGATCTACAAAGTTATTACGAAAATTGCCGTTTTATGATTGTGTTAATATAGAGTTGACATATATGATGGATTAGATCCAAATGATTTTTAACAATAATAAGTTTATAAGATTATTTTTTTTGTTATATATAAGATGATAAAATCTCCATACTGTAGGCAAGGAAATAAATTGAAGCTTTTAAAAGATATTATCAAATATGTGCCTGAACATAAAATATATTGTGAGCCATTTACTGGGAGCGGTGCCGTGTTTTTTAATTTACCAAAGGCAAAAAAAAGTATTCTAAATGACTTAGATGATAATGTTTATAACATTTTAAAGATAATACAAAAGGCCCCATTAGATAATGAAAAATATGCCCACGATCTAAATACACTAAATAAAATAAAATCATTTTATAATAATCATAGTAATTCAATAGAAGATTTATTATTATATTATAAGATATTACTTTGTAATGGATTTAATGGAAAGCCGGTTCAAAAATCAAGTCAAATATATCAAGAACGCAACCCAGATTATATTCTAAAGAATTTAGAATATTATAAATCTATGCTAAAAAATGTCATAATAACAAATAAAGATTATATTGATATTGTATTAAAATATGATTCTCCTGATACATTCTTTTTTATTGACCCTCCGTATGAAAACACACGTAAAGAGTTTTATTCTAATTCATCTATTGACTTTGAACAATTATGTAATATATTGAAATCTATAAAAGGTTTATTTTTATTGACAATTAATGATAGCCCATATATCAGAAAATTATTCAAGGGTTTTATTATTAAAAAAATTAATGTTAGATCAGATTGGAATAATAAAACTGGGGGAAAGTTAAATAGAAAAGAATTATTTATTATGAATTATACTTTATGAGTTTTCTCCCACCTTGCCCATTCATTATTTAAGAAATCAATATTTTTTTGTAAGTCTGTAGATTTGCCCCACAGAATTGCCATGCTGAAAAGGGCCGCACTTGGAACGAGATTATCAATTAATGCCCGCTCCCCTCTTGCTTTTATATGCCGTGCCCAATATGCCACTCTCTTTTTTTTGTCTCCATGGTCAATATATGTGCCCTCGCTGGGATCTTTTAGACCGAAGTCATAATGGCGGCCATCTTCTAATATGGCCCTGAATCTTTTGCCCTTAACTGGTGAATTGACTATTTCAATTATTTTTGGCATTATATTTTATAATAACATATATATATTAAAATATATTTTGTTCACGATGAAAACTTTAATCTTGAATAATTCAAATATTGTGCCAAATACCAATAACTCAAATTTGGTATACAGATTTCCAACATCTATTATTTTAAAAGCTGGACAAAAATTAGCATTAACATCTTTTTCTATGTATTATAGCACATTTAACATAACGGCAACAAATCAAAATAATGTATTAAAATATATTTGGTTTGATGGCAATACTTATACGATAACAATTCAGAATGGATTTTATACTGTAGAAAGTCTAAACTATTACATACAATCTGTGATGGTGGTTAATAATCATTATTTGAAGACTACGACTGGGCAATATGTATATTTTTTAACTTTGACCACAAACACGACATATTATGCTGTTGAATTAAATTCATTTGGGCTAAATACGACATTAGCTACGGCCAACGGTTGGACATTGCCCGCTGGGGCAACTTGGGCGATCCCAACTATCGCAACTCAATACATATACCCAATGTTTGAAATATTGGACAATAATTTTCAGAATGTTATTGGCTTGGCTGCTGGATATTATCCATTGGGGACGGCCGAAGCCAACATCACAACTAATAATACAACGATCTGGACTCAGCCAACGACTGCAAATGCCCCATATGGTAAGGCCGCTGTTGTGTCATTTAATTCTACGACGACTCCTCAATTGTCTCCCGTTGCGAGTTATACAATAACATGTTCTTTAATTAATAATAAATATTCTATCCCAAATAGTTTATTATATAGTTTTGGTATACCGGCTTCGGCCACATTTGGTTCATATTTTTCTATTATACCCCCGCAGATGTCATTCATTGATATTTTAGAGGGTAATTATAACGAATTTTCTATTCAGATTTTAGATCAAAATTTGAGGCCAGTTGTCATACAAGATCCAACGATTGTTATATTATTAAATATAACCGATGTCGATGAACTTGGGCAATTTAAATAAACACCAAAAGAAATAATTAAATTAATAATAATTATATCTATTTATTATATAGATTGTTAAAAATGAGACCAAAAATCCACCCAATGTTGTTGGGTTCAACCCGAACGACCTTAAATCATCCGAGAAGGCAATATATGAATATGGATTCTAATAAACCAGTTGAAGTATTTGGTAAAGGTATAATGGCCGCAAGTGAGGCCGACCCCGTAAGAAGAGCAACTGAAAAATTAAAAAACTTATCCATCAAGAAAACAAAGCCATTAAAAAAATATATATCATTTGGTTGAGTGTGAGCCATTAAATAATTATTTTTTTTATAAAGGATTATAAATGTTATAATATAAATAATATCTTTAATTTTTGAGAGTTAATTTTTGCAAAAATGGGTGATCATCTTGTATATGAAGACGCGGTTTCAACCGAACTTTACACGACCTCAGAATTTACAGCAAAACAATATTTATATGTTAATGATAATAATAATGGTAGTTATAGCTCCCAGATAGTTCTCGATACTACCTCGCTCTCAAATTCGGGCATGTGGATTGGATGGTCGGAGGCTTTTATCTTGATGCCGTTAGTTTTACAATTTGAGAGTACAAGTATGACCACGGGAACTTGCTACGATTGGGCGGTTGGGCTTAAAAATGGTTATTGGAATATGATTCACGCGATGACCGTGGAATTTAATAATAGAAATGTTGTGCAACAGGTTCCTTTTTTAAATGTGTTTAGTTCATTTAGAGCTATGACGAGTTGGAGTCATGCTGATGTGCAAAATTGGGGTGCTATTTGCGGCTTTTATCCGGACACCCCCGATAGTTGGGTTTATAATAATTTAAAAGCTGGTGGTGGAACAGATCCTCCCACCCAAACTATAAATATTTTATGTAGCTCTGGTATGGGTTTATCCAACTGCAGAAATTGTGAATATGTCACAATTACTAATTTTTTAGATTTATATAATAGTGCCAATGCTAATGCAACCGTTGGTGCAGGTGGTGGGAACGTTGGTTCAATTCCTGCATCATTTAATTTCACTACTAAGTGCACGGTACCAAATTCTTCCATAAGACAACATTTCAACTGTGGATTCCAAAAAAGACAATCTTGGATTAATTTTAATGCTGCAAAAACTGGGACAACTGCCGCATTACCAAGTATCGTAAATGCCGATGGTTATGTTCAAACATTTAATACCACGCCGGTCGCTTCTGGTCGCATTGGATCTTTTACTCTTCAGGGTGTTAATTCTAATCAAGCCGAACTATTGAATGCCGGAAGTGCTACATATTCTGCAATGTTTCAAGCCCAAATTGCGGAGGAAAATGGTGGTCTCGCAAGAGTCATCACAATCCCCGCAGTTATCAGACTTAAAGATATTTGTAGCTTTTTTGAAAAGATACCATTGCTTAAGGGATCTACGATGAGGATTTATTTGAATACTAATCAGTGCTTTTTCACTGCACAATATATTGGAGGCCAATTGGCGAATACTACACCCGTGGCGGCAACCCCCGCAGTTGGTACAGTTATTGAACAAAATTATTCTTTTGTTGGTTTGACCACTGCACCATATATTTTGGGGGGTGGTGCGACAAATCCTATAATGTTGGCAAGTAATGATATTGGTCAAGGTGGGTATAATCTTAGCCCATACACGGCACAATATAGTGTGAACAATGCACAAAATAGAGAAGCCCCCGCAGTTGTAAATGTAAATGTTGGAGTATCAATTGCACGAAATCAATTCTCCCAATTCACATTCCAAGGGGCACAAGCCCCAATTACTCAATGCAGATTATATGCCCCAGCATTTAACATGAACCCATTGGCCGAAACCAGATTCTTAGAACTCACACCAACTAAGAAAGTTTTATATAATGATATTTTTCAATTTTATTTCCCAGCTCAAGGGGCCGGAGCGAATATTAATATTCTTGTTTCAAACGGTATTCCAAATATTAAACAAGTTGTAGTAGTCCCACTTCTATCAGCATCAGGAACAACTTCAACAAATGGAGTTGCACAGCAATATATTTGGGCGGGCCCTGCCGGTGGTGCAAATACGGCCATTGGCACTATTACTCAAACACCTTCAACTCTATTATCGCCATTCTCTACAACCGGAGCAACCCCAGATCCTATTATTCTTGATAACTTTCAGATTTTGATTTCTGGTGTCAATTTGTTTATCCAACAATTTCAATACGGATTTGAGGATTTCTATGAACAAGTTGTATCAGTCAATCAGCTCAATGGATCACTTACGACCGGTTTGGGATCTGGTCTTATTGGGTACAAAGAATGGCAATATTTATATAGATATTATGTTGGTAATGCTTCAAGAATTATTCCAAGTGAAGAAGGTATGGCAAGAAGTGTTCAAATTCAATGCCAAAATCTATGCTCACAGTCTATTGATTTGATGGTGTTTGTAGAGTATGAAAAGAGTATTACGGTAAATATGGCAACTGGTCAAGAGATTGCTTAATTAATTTAATTTCAAATAAAAATAAAATGATAAATATAATATAACTTATTTTTTTGAACTTACTCTCAGAGTCAATTCTCACAGAGAACATTCACAGAATGCATTCCGTTCCAATGAATTTAGATAAAGACGAGGTCGAGGCCTTGTCGATGGGTCTTGGCTTGGTAATTAATCCAAGTCATATGCATCATATGGGCAAACATATTGTTGTTCTACATCCCACCACATTAAAAAAAATACATGCCGCACATAAGAAGGGCAAACACCATTTATTAAAATTTAAGAAAGGCGAGGGCTTTTATGATATGTTAAAAAGTGCAGGCAAACATTTAGTCGCATCAGTTTTACCGACTGCCGGCAAACATCTTGGTAAAATGGCCGCCGCTAAATTTGGTGTTGATCCCGCATTGGGAGAATCTTTCGGGCATGCAGTCGGAAGTTATGGCTCAAGTCATTTAACCAAGCATCATACACCAGAGCCGCATCAGACTCACCATAAAGCCGCACACCATGCAGCACATCAGCCAGCCCACCATCCTACACACCATGCAGCACACCATGCAGCACACCATGTGGCACATCATGTTTCACATTTCGAACCATATTCTATGGCACACAGTGCCGGATATCATAGTATGATGAACCCAAGAGAATCGGCCCATATGGCAGAACAAATGGGATATAGGCCACTTACTCATAGTTATGGTGGGTATGGTTTACACCATAAAAATGTACTTAAAGTTCATCATAAAAATCCTAAATCCGGAGGTGCAATTGTTAGGCCATCTAATAGGCAAATCGTGGCACCAGAGCCACCGGCCGGCAGCATGATTCAATTAGGATCACCATATGGCAAAACTAATTCGCCGCAGATGAATCCATTTTTTAGCAATGTAAATCAAAATGGCGGATATAATCCTTTGAGGAGTACAAAATCTGGAGGCAGCTTCTTACCGGCAGGAGGTGGAGGCCTTAGCCACCATGCACATAAATATGTGAGTCTTTAATTTAATCTAATAATTTTATATTTGATAATATATATGCAAGATGATGACAAATATTGATTTAGAAGATATGGCTAATAAATTAAAATTGCCGATTGTTGGTGTGTTTAGTAAAGATGAATTGGTACAGGGTAGAACCCCAAGGGAAATTGGGAGTTATTATATTAATATGCAAGATAGTGATAAGGGCAATGGCACACATTGGGTATTTGCTAAAATATTTGAGAGTGGCCATGGTTTATATTTTGATAGTTTCGGATTTCATCCCCCAATCTCCGTTCAAGAGTTTTTGAAACCATTTAAACCATATGCTATTAATAATAGAGATATACAAGATTACTATTCGCAGAATTGCGGGAGGTTTTGTATTTTATGTGATTACTATACAGATAAATATGATGACTATGAAAAATTTTTAGAATGTTGGAGTGATGATAAAAAAAATAATGATCATAAATTAAAAAATATGATACATAAAATATTACATAACATATAGAGTATAAAACACCCCAAAAAAATGTCAGAGATTCAATCTGTATTATTTAATAAACATCTAAACACAATAGATGAATGTTTGAAATGGCTTCAAGACCACGACCTAAAACATTATAAAGTGGATGAGACAGAAAACTATTATAGATGGAGACAAATAAACCCAAAAAAAAGATTAGCATATAGAATAAAAACAATTGATGAGAAAAGGCAAATAAAATTTGTAATACAATATAAGCCAGATACAATAAGTTATAAACATAATTACGGGAGAAGAGTTTGATTCTTGTATATATATTTTTTTTGACAAAAAAAAAATATAATTATAT